ATTACGTTCAACAGTGCTTACAATAAAGTTATATTAACTTGGATGCAAAATAATAGCGGAACTTATACAGCCAGAGTTGCGGTTGGTACTGTTAGTGGAACTTCAATCAGCTTTGCAACATCAGTTACATATCTAAACGGCTATTCTCAAAACCAAACTGTAGCTTATGACGCAAATGCAAAAGCATCCGTTATAGTTTATATGGATAATACAAACAGCAGTTATGGAACTGCTTCAGTTTTTCAAGCTGTTACCAGTGCTACTAATTTAACTACTGAAAACTACATAGGTATATCTAACGCTGCCTATGCAGACGGAGCAGCAGCAACCGTACAAATTGTTGGTTCAGTTGATGACGCACAAAGCGGTTTAACAGCAGGGCAACAATATTTTGTGCAAACTGACGGCACATTAGCACTTACAGAAGCAACTCCATCTGTAGTGGCAGGTACGGCTGTGTCAGCAACTAAACTTATTGTGAAAGGTTAATATGAAAACTATTATTGATAACGCAACCAGAACTTCTAAATATATTGTCGCAGATGATTATGTAATTGAGTCATCGGAATCTTCCATAACTATGGGTGATCCAGTTGATTTTATTATTGGCGATCTTGACTCTACAAACTCTACCGTTATTGAAGGCGTTACTGAACCAGACGATTGGTTTGGTTGTAAATATACCTGTGCAGCAGACGGTACTTTTACTGCCATAGAAGGTTGGGTTGATCCTAGAGAAGCAGAGTAGATGAATGATAGAAATTGGACTAGCACTAGCAGCAGCAAGCAAGGCTTTTGAGCTTATTAAGCAAGGTGTCGAGGCAGGGCAAGATGCTACTGATCTTATTGGAAAAATTGGCTCGTTTTACGATGCTAAAGAAAAAGTACAAGAAGCAAAGGAAGAAGTAGATCGTCAAAAAGCCAAAGGCATATATGCGTCAGGATCAGTCGAAAACTACGCACTCAAAGTAATTGAATCTGAGATGAAGATAGCAAAAATGGAAGAGGCGGTTCGGCGGATTTTTGTTGATAAAGGAAAGACTCCGCAGTACAAACGCATGATGCGCTTACGCGAGGAAGAAAGATATCGTCGCAATCAACAACAAATAAAAGATAATCGTTTAAAGCGAGAAAAACTTAGGAAAGAACAAGATTTTAAAAACTTAATGTTTGCTATTTTAGCCGCTACTTTTTGTGTAGGCGGTTTGGGTTGGATAATCACTTTTATTGGGTCACTGTAGATGGAGTATCAAGTGCTTTTTAATGTCGCTGTAGGCGTGTCGGGATTTATTGGAGGCTGGCTAGTTAATAGGGTCTTTGTCTTGTTAGATAGAATAGATGCCGACATGAAAGCTATTGCTGTGCAGTATGTTACCAAAGAAGATTATCGTGAAGACATCCGAGAGGTCAAAGAACTGCTTGGCGCAATTTTTAAAAGACTAGAAACTAAGGCTGACAAATGAAATTAGACCCGGTACTACTAACAATGGCTTGTAGTTGGTCTATGAAGGCTTACAAAGACAACGAATATGTTAATACTACAAAGATCGAAAGCAAGTGGACCTCTACTACTGCTTACTTTGTCAGGCGTAAGTCAGTAGATATAATAGTCTTTAGAGGCACACAGCAGGCCGCTGACTGGATTTGGAACGCCAGTGCCATTCCTGTACCCTATGCAGGTCGCTTCTGTCATGGTGGCTTTTCGACGGCTCATGCGTCTGTCTGGGGTCAAATTAAGAAGCTTATTGACTATAAGAAACGTACTCTAGTGTGTGGTCATAGTCTTGGTGGTGCGCTTGCAGAGCTAACAGCCGCTAAGTTAAACAAGAAGCACCCTAACCTAAGCCTGATTACCTTTGGTAAACCTAATACATTCTTCAAGGGCTTCAAGCGTCCTATGGAACTGGACGATCAAATCTCTTGTGTGATGGGCAGCGACATCGTGGCTAAGATACCTCGGTTTTGCTATGGCCCTTCTAAATCACAGACCATGCTATACTTTGCAAATTCTGGTAAAAACTTTATAAACCCGGCTAAGAAAGATAAGGACGGTGGCGTATCTGACGCTATTTCTGATCACTTTATGGACGGGTATAAGACACGTTTAAAAGAATTTATAGAGGAGCAAAAAAATGAGACTACTGATACTTAGTGCAATTGTAATTCTGTCAAGCTGTACGTCTGTGCAGCAGGTTATAGACAACCAAGAAGTATATTGCAGTTCTTTTTACAAAGGAGTACGTGCTGTCGGTCGTAGTGCGTTAAGCGCAACCACTGGAGTTGTTGTACCTGATGTGTGCGATACCATCGAAGATATAGTAGCCGAGCAAGTAACTCCATCAGATGAGGTTGGCGCGTGAAGTTAGGAAGCTTGCTTAAATCGCTTTCTCCTCATATTGCTAGTGCGGCAGGAGGGCCACTTGCTGGAATGGCTGTAAAGATAGCTGCCTCCAAACTAGGGATGCCTAGTACAGCAACTGCAAACGAGATTGAAGATTTAATCGAACGAGAGCCTGACAAAGCTGTTCTTCTGAAACAGGCTGATTCTGAGTTTAAAAACCGTCTTAAGGAGATGGAGATTGATTTAGAATCTTTTAAAACACAGGTTGAAGATACGCAAGACGCAAGGAAAAAAAACAGAGAAGCAAATGATTGGACACCTCGCATATTTATTATCTTATGTCTCTTATTATATGGAGTCTTTATACTTATGATAACAATCATGCCTCACGATCAAAATGATGAAACCATCATATCACTCGTGCTCGGCCAGCTAAGTGCCCTCCTTGGGACCGGAGGCGCGTATTATTTTGGCTCCCATCAAAATAGTAAAAAGTAGAGAATGAGTAAAATGATAAAATTATTAGAACAACTTAAAAGGCATGAAGGATTTGAGACCCATGTTTATGACGATACTGGTAAAGACATAGAAAACAGTGGGCGGCTAACAATAGGAATCGGACGCAATGTCGATCCAAGAGGCGGCTTAGGTATTACCGAAGAAGAGGCTATGTATCTCCTTGAAGCGGATGTCCTGCGTTGCATTAAAGAAATTAGCGCAGAGTATCCGTGGTTCGGACAGCTTGATGAGGTCAGGCAAGAAGCTATCATAAACATCTTCTTTAATCTTGGATCTACAAAATTTAGGCTTTTTAAAAACGCTATACAATGCCTAGAAGGTGGAGATACAAAAGGAGCTGCAATAGAGTTTCTCGATTCTAAGTGGAGCCGACAGGTAGGCAATAGAAGCTTTGAGCTCGCAGAGCAATTAACTACTGGACGATATGCTGATGACATATGAATATAAAGCCGAATTAAGGAGAGTTGTCGATGGAGACACTATTGATGTTGATATTGATCTTGGTTTCAACCACTGGATTCGTGGGGAGCGTATACGCTTACTTGGAGTGGACTGCCCCGAATCGAGAACTTCTAATAAGGTTGAAAAGCGATTTGGGCTTCTCGCAAAAGCGTTCGTTCAAAAATTTCTTGAAGGGAAGCAAATAATTTTAAAAACTAGCGAGAAAGGCAAGTACGGCAGATACTTGGGAGACTTTAAGGTTGGCACCAAGTGGCTCACTAAAGAGCTACTAAAGAATTATCACGCTGTCGAATACACCGGGCAGAACAAAAAGCTTGTAAAAGCTGCTCATCTAAAGAATCGTCAGTGCATATCTGGTTGATAAGCCTTAATTTCCTTCATATAAGCAAAAAAATCTTTAGAACGAATCTTATCGTTAAAGATAAAATCTTCCATATACCTTAATGATAAAGCCATAGAAGCTACATGATTAAAGTCAGTGCCTTTCATTTTCTGATCTAAAGTTTCTAGCCATTTATCCGTATCTTCTGGGTTCTGCATCGTAAATGTAATTTCGCTCATTTTGTCTCCAACTAATTAAAAATTTTAATAGCTTTTGTTAATAACGGCAGATCATAAATACTTGTTAAATGTTTAAATTTCATGCGTCTAGCATCTTCTTTAATTGCTTTTACAGATACATACTCGCCTTTCTTATAGTCCTTAGCGGCACTGGTTTCCCAGAACCATGATTTAGCACAACAACCCATAATATACACAGCATTTTCTGGATAGTTAATAGCGCAAAAAATATACGCCTCGCATTTTTGGTTGCGTAGGTAATCGGTCAGCATTACATGGTGATCTTCATTAATCTTACCCGATATAAAATTAGTCGTTTTAACGTCCGTTTTTACGCCCTCAACCATAAAATCATAGTCATAAGTATCTTCATAGGTATGATCTATGCCTAGACTCGCTAGTGCCTCAGATACAGCCAATTCGCCCAAAATACCAGTAATATATGAGTTTTTATTAACTGACCTGTTGTTAAGTTGATCCGGGCTATCCTCGGATATATCGTGCCATATCGGATGTATTTCAAGAATTGCCGTCATGCACAGGCCACGGAATAGTGATGTTTAGGTTCTCAGCTAGGTATCGATTAAGAATCTCATAGACTTTTACATAATCGATTTTATGAGCCTTAGCTGTCGATTTTTCATCAATCTGAGACTCTTGAACTGGTTTCCATATGTGTTCCTTAACGAGTTGCTGGGTCCACGGAATATCTGCTTTGTGTGCCAAAACAACACGCATATCCTGTCCGGAGTCGTTAAGTGCGTCAGAAACTTGTTGGCACCAGACGTGAAGAGCAGAATTTTGCTTTAAGCTGCGTTGCTTTCCGGTTTTCCACTGGAGCATAATGTATTTATCTTTTTCATAGAGTTCATCGACGTGCTTCTTGAAGAGTTTTAAAGTGTGATCTGAGTTAACTATCCAGAATTTACCTGTCATAACAACCTTTTCTCCTGTTCTTTAATTTCAGCCTTAAACTCTTTTATCATTGCGTCATAATCGGCTTTGTAGAGCTTATGGACTGTGTTTTTTGAAGCTATCATGTCTGCAACAAAATCTGCTCCATATTGTTCTTGCATATATATAGTATATCTTTGTGCGGAAGTGCCGTGTTTCATGCCAAAGCCGTTACAGCCTTTACACTGGACATGGACGTTGCGCTCATCAAGGGACCAAAAACTTGATGCTCCCTTGGGAATGAAGTGACCACCGTCTGCGTCTTTCCAATGGATCCTTTTATCGCAACTGACACAAGTAACCATCCCATCATCATCAGCAGCTTTCATCCGTACTAGCTTTTGAAGCAAACGTAAGGCTTTGGCTCTCGGAGTCTCTTTCATTTTTTGACCTTAGCGATTATAAAACCTTCATCAATTGTGCGACTTGTAGCCTTATAATCATGATTAGCGGATCGCAAATATGAAGTTATAGACCATAAGGCAGACCGCATTTCATCATAATCGTCAAAAGCTAAAGCCTGATCATCGTCAAGCTCTAGCCATTTCCGAACACTGCGATTTTTTGGCTCTTTTGCCTTACCCGGTGTGTAAGTAATAATTTTCAAAACGGAATATCTCCGAAAGTCTCAGATGACTGCGCTTGAGTAGGCTCTGGCTGATCGACAGGTTCAGACCATTTAACCGAGAGATATGGCTTACCACCATCGTCAGGTACATTTTTCCAGCCTTTTAAAGTAATTTTACCGCTGCCATCTAGCGTCACTTTACCGCTGTCAAAGTCAGACAGTAGCGATTTTAAGCGGTCTACGTCTAGTTTAGCGTAGTATCCATCATCAAATTTACTTGGCGATAGATTTAAAAGTAAAGAATATTTGTTGCTCATTGAGGATCTCCGTTTGGGATTTTACATAAGTGTCGGCTTCTATCAGGATTGGCAAAGCCTTTTCAAGAAATTCATGATCTTTTTTTACTTCGATAATAAACGGTTTTAAATCAGGGTGGTAACTAGCAAAAAACATGGACGGAAGTTCCATAATGTGCATCTGCATCTGCACTTGCTGAATGTATTCTGTCGGCAATTTTTTGTTCTTCATGTACCTGACATGGGTGCTTGCGCGAGGACATTTGATCTCTATGGCACAGTCTTTTCCGTCAAAGGTAAAAACGCCATCAGGACTACAGCCTATATCGTGGTCATCTAGTAAGTAAAAACCAACTTCTTTAATATCGACATCAAGAATCGTCGCAAAGAAATCACGAGCCTCTGACTCTCGCTCTGTCCCACGCAACATATCGTCATTTCTAAACGTGTCTACCGGCTTACCAGACATCTTCTCAGCAATAACTGAGTTAAGATAAGTATCTCTAGTAGTTGAGGTGGTTTTTTCGCCTTTGGTCGTCACAAGAGCTTTAAGAGCACTTGCAGTAATACAACCTGCTCGATGCTCTAGCCACTCTGAGCTGCCCTGCTGGCAGTAAGTAACTTTCAAGATTTGTTCCTGCGAACGTCAATCTTTCCTTGCAGGATTTTAATTTGCTTAGGGGTCAGACTCCAATCCTTAGCTTTTACGCTTTTCAGAGCTTCTTCTTCGTTCACATTGACTTCTGCTAGTTGTTTTTTAAGATTATCAATGATTTTAGAATCAATAGGTCGCTGTGCGTTTTTAGTTTGTTGCGTTCGATCACCATGCGTAGCAAATTCACCATCATCATCAAGCTTAGGGTCTGAAATGAGCAAAAGACTGGCTAGAAGGTATCTTTTGGCATACGTATAACAACCGCCTGTCGCTTGAGCACCGAGCTTTTCTTTATCAACAAGGCAAGTTTGGCTGTGATGCTGATTACTTGCTAAATGTCTAAGATGGATACGGACACCTGCATCACGTTCGTTGTTGATATCCTCAAAATAAAATAAAATGCCGTTATCCGAAAAAGCTTTCATCGCTGGCGGCAACAATGTTTCTAACTTGTGATATTGGTTTTTTATGTGCGTGTTGATGCCGTCT